AATTAAAAATATTATTGGAAGAAATAAATAAAAAGCCATAATTTTTATTTTATTGTTTATAACGCTCACAAATATAAACAGTTATTATGGAACACGAATTAGAATGTCCGAAATGTAATCATAAATTCTTCATAAGTGAGGATTATCAAGTTGGTGATTGTCCAAATTGTGGTAAAGCTCATTATTACTGGGATTATGTTTTAGATGAAGAAACTTATGAAGAATTTTTTAGTGGATATTATTGGGGGGATAATGAATAATTGTTTATATTTGTTGTTATAAAATCGTTTTAATGTTTTATAACTAGTATATATCAACACCTAGTCAAAAACCCTTATAAAACAATGTTTTAAAGATGAAAAAAACAAATTACTACGAAATTTGTAATCAAAAATTGAAGTATTTAAATTATTCAGATAGGACAATTAAGTCCTATCTTTTTTATATTAACCAGTTTTTAAATAGTATTAAAATATCACCAACAAGGCTGACATCCGGTGATTTCCAATCCTATCTGGATAATTATAACTTTACTTCGATACCACAACAAAACCAAATTATAAATGCTATCAGGTTTTTATATAAATTCGGCTTGGATAAGAAATATGATAAAGTAAGTTTTAAGAGACCAAAGTCAGAAAAGAAATTACCAAAAGTTATTGATGGGGAGTTCATAAAAACCCAACTTTCAAAAATTGAAAACATTAAACATAAGGCATTATTAACTATAACATATTCAGTTGGTCTAAGAGTTTCTGAGGTGGTTAACCTAAAAATAGAAGACATAGATCCCAAAAGGATGATAATTCATATTAAAAACGCTAAAGGTAGAAAAGACAGAATCGTACCATTATCTCAAAAGGTTTTGGAGTTATTAAGAAATTATTTCACACAATATAAACCAAAAGAATACTTATTCAACGGACAAACTTCATTGAAATATAGTCCAAATAGTTGTAACAAGATTGTTAAAAAATATTTGGGTGAAAATTATCACATTCATCAGTTAAGACATTCTTGTTTTACAAATATGTTAGAATCTGGTGTTGATATCAGAATTATCCAGAAAATCGCGGGTCACAGTAATGTCAAAACTACTGAAATATATACACACGTCTCAAATCAATTATTATCAAAAATTAAATTACCAATCTAATTTTTTACTATATTTGTAGAATGTTAGAAGTTTTGGAAAAATATTACAATGATGGTTTGGTCTACAAACAAGTTCACCCCACTTTACCATTAACCATATGGAACTATAGTGAAAAAGTTCAGTATGAGGTTTTATGGGATGAGGTGACTCTACAAGCTCGTGGACTAGTAACCGATGACAAAGGTAATGTTGTTGCAAGACCTTTTGCTAAATTTTTTAATCAAGAGGAAGGTAAACACACCACTACCTCTGACTTTGATGTATACACCAAATTAGATGGATCTTTAGGCATATTGTTTTATTATGAAGGACAATGGGTGTTCGCAACCAGAGGTTCCTTCACTTCCGACCAATCTGTTAAAGGATTTGAGATGTTATCCAAATATGACTACGATAAACTTCACAAAGATTACACTTACTTGTTTGAGATAATATACAATGACAACAGAATAGTTGTGAGATACGATTATGAGGATGTTGTATTACTTGGTATGATACATACTAAAAGTGGTGAAGAAATAGATATACATAACGGACCAAACAGGTTTATGAATATGATATCTAACATAGGTCTAAAGGTGGTTAAGAAATATGATGGTATATCTGATTACAAAACTCTTAAAAGTCTTATAAAAGACAATGAGGAGGGTTATGTAGTAAGATTCTCCAATGGCGACCGAATGAAAATAAAAGGAGAAGAATATTTGAGATTACATAAGATAATGACTAATGTATCTACTACTTCCATATGGGAAATGTTAAGTACTGGTCAGGATGTTAATCAAATACTTAAAGATGTTCCTGATGAATTCTTTGATAAGATAAAATCCTATGTTAAAGAGTTAAGGTATAAAAAAATGTCCATAACTGAACATGCTGGTAAGTTGTTTGATTCTTACTATGAAAGTTATGATGGTGATTTACCTGAGAAATCTAAATATGCTCAATGGGTATTGGGGATGGATAAACACCTACACCCAATACTCTTTAAAATGTATGATAGAAAAGATTATCATGACTATGTTTGGAAATTAATAAAACCTGAATTTAAAAAATTATAAAGGTGTGAATAATCACACCTTTTATTTTTGTATGATATTTATCTTTATATGAATATTAAAAAAATTATAAGAAAAGAGATATTGAAAGAAAGCCAATTAAGTTTATTTGGTGGCCAACCTAGTAGTTATAAAACATGTTCTCATTTTACAAATAAAGATGAGAATGAATTATGTCATAAAATAGAAAGTTTAAAAACTTTTTTATATAATGATTATGGTTTAGGTCTAAAAAATATCATTAACTCCAAATTGGAGGAAATGATGGCTTTAAAAGATGTTAATCCGGATTATCAAAAACCATTAAAATTATTATATGATACCCAAAAATATAATCAAGAAGGTAGGTATGATTATATATCCGAGACAGAGGGTTATTATGAGAATGTATCTTTAAAATCTGTTAATAGAGTTTTCGACCAAAACGGTAATTTTGATTACATAAACAAATTAAATACAAATTATGCTGATTTAGCTGAACTATTAACCGAACTTTTAAAAAGAGGTAACATGGTCCAAAAGTTAAACGCTAAAAATAATTTAGGTGTCAAAAGTTATTTATTATCGATAAAAGACAAACTAGAAAAAGTTTTAGATAAATATATAGACATTAGTGAATACCGTAGTTTTGTTAGGAATACCACTTCTAGGTCACAAATAGGTGAACAAGCTGAAAATGATGTAAGAGATATATTGGAGAAATATGGTATGAAAACACTATATCAAGGAGGTGATGGTGATTTCATTGATATGTTATTTGGTACCGATTTAATTATGAGTGATAATGGTAAAACTATAACCATACAAGTTAAAAATAGGGAAAATCAGGCCAAATCAGATTTAGCTTCATGGAAATATAAAAAGGTTGACTTTTTGGTTGCCCCAATCGATAATGGTATTATCATGTTTGATCATAAAGGTGGTGAAACCAAAATTGATGAGGATGGCAACCCAATGTAATTAATGCGACCAACACACAAAATACGTAAATTTAGATTTGATGATTCGTTAGATATTCATACAACTTCTATTACAGTTGAAGGTAATAATAGAACAATACGTACAATATGGTCACCCGAATTAACACAAGATTTACAAGCATATCACGGAATAGATGTTGAGTCTGAATTAACACGGTTATTATCTGAAGAAATTGCTAGAGATATTGATAGACAAATCATTCAAGATTTAGTAAGAGTACAACCGTTAGATGGTCCCACAGACCAATTATTTTATTTTGATTTTCAATACGGAATATCTGAACCCACAGTTTATGGTGATGGTTCTTGGAGTTTGGAAAACCTGTATGAAAGTATTATAGGAATCAGGTCCGAAATTAGGAAATTTCAGTTCGTTTAATTATTTTTGTATATATTTATTAATAAATAAGTTTGACATGCAAAATAATTTTTTTAACAAATTTTTATTGTCATTGGTTTTCTTTAAATCTAAAAAGATTGAGTCAAAAGAAGATGCCTTTAAAAGAACTAAAGATTTACTTCTTTCTGTAAAGAATAGAGAAGATTTGGTTAATGCTGTCAAACTAATAAATCACTTTAACAAAACTTATAATATAAGTTCTGAATCAGCAGAATTTGTATATTTTACTAAAATGGTCAATTTAATGAAATTGATTATCCGTAAAAAATATAGGAAAAGTGAAGAAGAAAGTGATGAAAGTCAGCGGATATGCGAGATAGAATTAGAAGAATATTGAAAGAGACTTTAAATTGGGGTGATAAAGATTCAGTTTCTTGGGTAGAAGATCCAAAGTGGAAGACCGACCCAAGTTACACAGAAGACCTAAGTTGGAAATCTGACCCTGAAAAAAGTTATTGGAAAAAAAGTGAAGAAGGTGGTTCATCATCTTCTGGTGGAGAAACCGTAACCGAAGAAGAAGATTTGGAATCAGAGGAGGACCCATTTTCTTGGATTAGAGATACCGAAGAACACCCAAACTATAATGGACACCCACAAGGTGTGGTTTATCTTCGTGACCACGATGAAATTGATGAATTCTGTGACATCATAGAAAACTATAATGGTGGTGTTTTACCTAGAGATGGTGGTGTTTTACCTAGAGAAGATGATAGAGGTGATTTACATCAAGCTTTAGAATATAGAAGAAACGACTTAGAGGAGGAAAATTATGACCCTTCAGAAGCGATATTATCAACATCATTTTTTGTTGAAAAATCGGAACCTGGAATTTTATCGGTTGGTTACTGGGATTACGATGTTGACCATGAAACTATTAGAGAATGGCTTCGTGACGACGACCAAATGTTTAATCAAGAATACAGGTTGCATACTGATTTAAATCAACTTATAAAAGTTTTTGAGGGTTATCAAAATCCTGAACTTTAATAACATTTTCTTAAAGATTTAATAACCTTTAATCCACATACTTTTTGAAGTTCTTAACTATATATTATTGTATGGAATCAATAGTATTAACATTAAGTTCAGTGATAGTTGTCACATTTTTATTATTAACTGTCTTAAAAGATAGAAAAGATTATTTTGATTATTACAACAAAGATTAATATCTTTGTTTTATGGAAATAATAGATTACACATGGTTTACAGCATCCCAAACAATTGGGGTGGTTTTGGTTAAAGACCCTTATGATGGATATAAAGCATATATTGGTTTTGCTAAAGGTGTTAATGAACTTGATGATGTTAAACACATTATAGAATGGGGAAACAAATTTCCTCTTGAGGCAGCACAAAAATTATTCACACACATAAATTTTGAAAATTAATTTGACATTTTAAAAACTTTTACTATCTTTGTCACATATTTAATTTATAACATAAAAGAAATGATAACAAATAACATACATATCAGTAATCGTAATCAGTGGTATCAGCCGTGTTTTATTCACAGTGATAAGGGTATGTTATATGTTGATTGTAAGAGTTAAGAATTACAAAACATAAAAAGATATAACAACCCTAATCCAAAAGATTAGGGTTTTTTATTTTTAGTTCTTTGAAATATTGATAAATAGAGTCGTATCTCCTCACGCTGATAACGTGTTGAAAGAGTAATTGGTCACATGTGGGTTCAACTCCCACCTTCCCTACTAATACACTCTTAGCTCAATTGAATAGAGTACAACGCTACGGACGTTGCGGTTGAAGGTTTGAATCCTTCAGAGTGTACAATATAAGGCACCATGCCCGAGTGGTTAGGGGACGGTCTGCAAAACCGCTCACATTGGTTCGATCCCAATTGGTGCTTCAATCTCATTCTTTGGATATTTATTAATATGAACCTACAAGAATCCATAAGAAGATTATGTGTGTATAATACAGGGACTAATTGTTAATGATTTATTAATACCAGATACCCAATTACAAAGATAGTTATATTATATGGAACTATCCAAATTTTTAACCATAGTAATTCCTTGTAAAAACGAATTAAAAACAATAGACACCACACTGACTTTATTGAATTTTCAAAACAACATTAATAATGTAAATGTTATTATTTCAGATTCCTCCACAGATGAAACAACCTATCAGTTAGAATCAAGAACTAAAGATAAGTTTAGTTTAAAAATCATACAAGGAGGACTTCCAGCAAAGGCGAGAAACAACGGAGCAATGTATGTTAAAACACCATACGTATTGTTTTTAGATTCAGATATGAATTTACTTGATCCAACACTTCTAACAACAGTAATAACAACAATGTTAAAAGAAGACATTGATTTACTAACAACAAAGATAAGAACAACAAACGGGAAGTATAATTATGTGTTTAGAACGTTTGATTTTATACAAAAAATATCCAAGTTCATATCACCATTTTGTTTAGGGGGATTTATGTTGTTTAAAACCGACACATTTAATAAATTAGGGGGATTTGACGAAGATGCAAAAGTATCTGAAGATTATCTACTATCCAAACAAATAAAACCAAAAAGATTTAAAATATTAAATACCACAATATTCACACCACCAAGAAGATTTGATAATAAAGGGGTGTTATATATGATGAGGTTAATGATTAAATCATATTTCAACAGAAATAATAAACAATTCTTTAAAGATGATAACACATATTGGAAATGAAAAAGTGGAGAACAATAATAATGAGTGATTTACATCTTGGTGCAAGACAATCACAAACTGATAAGATACTAAACTTTTTGGAAAAGAATGAATCGGAAATATTAATCCTTAATGGTGATATAATAGATGGATGGGCATTAAAGTCAAAAGGTAAATGGAATAAGGATTGTTCAAAAGTTTTTAGAAGGTTTATGAAGAGATCTGAACAGGGAACAAAGGTAATCTATATTAGAGGAAATCACGATGATTTTTTAAAACCATTTGTCCCATTTAAAATGAATAACATAGAAATCGTAAGAAAGTATGTACACGAAGGAATGGACGGAAGAAAGTATTTTTGTTTTCACGGAGATGTATTAGATTTTGTAATCATGAAAGTAAGGTGGCTAGCAGTAATTGGTGGATGGAGTTATGATTTTGTAATAAAATTAAATACAATATACAACTACATAAGAAAGAAGTTCAATCTACCATACCATTCACTGGCAAATACAATAAAACAATCTGTAAAGGGAGCAATTAACTTTGTATCTGATTTTGAAACAAACGCAAAGAACCTAACAAAACAAAAAGGATATGATGTTGCGGTGTGTGGTCACATACATCAACCAAAATTAGAAAATGATTATATGAATTCGGGTGATTTTTGTGAAAATACAACTTGTCTTGTGGAAGATTTTGATGGTAATTGGGATATCGTATATTTATAATATATGAACCTAAAAAAAATTATAAGGGAAGAAACGGAAAATTGGAAAAAATGGATAGAAGATATATCACCATCTCTTCTAAATACTGTAATAACATTTGAACCAATGATAACCGAAGAACAGTATGAGGAAGTTTTAAAGTTTTTAGAATTGGATGAGAATCTCCATACAAATACAGGTAATATTAGAACATTACAACCCTTTAATTCATATGACTATCTACACCATTTATTAATTGATAAAAATGGTAGAACCGTTTTTGGTGGAACCGATTACGATGAGGATAGTAAATATCAAGAGCGAAATCAAGACATAGATGAATATCTTAAAACTTTCACCGATAGGTTTGAAAATCCGATGAGAATAGATGGTAGGAACTATTTTAATCTTTAAAGGTTTTTTTTTAATATTATTGGATATTTATAGTTAAATAATATTAAAGTCATGAATAGAAATTTCACAAACAGAACAACTTCTAGAAATATTGTTGACGAAATCCTTAAAAAAGGTAGAATTGTTGAGGCAGAAGAAGAAAATACTGAAGAAAAAGATAATGAAGATGTAAAATCTGGTGATTCTACAAAAGACTATACTGAAATGATTTCACAAATACTTCATTCTAGAACACAAATACATACATTTCATTTACAAACAGAATCATACCCTGAACACATGGCTTTAAATGGTTATTATGATGTTGTGGGTGGCTTAATAGATGGTTTGGTAGAGTCTTATCAGGGTAAATATGAAATCCTTAAAGGGTATCAAAATTATGAACTGAAAGATTATTCTGGAACAGAAAACACTATCACATATTTAAAAGATTTATGTGAAAAGATAGAATCTTTAAGAGATTGTTGCAAAGATTCTTACATACAGAATCAAATAGACACTGTTTGTGAATTAATAAATTCTACATTATATAAATTAAGATTTTTAAAATAATTTTTAAAATATACGTATCATCAATTAAAAGACCCCTTTCAGAAATGTTAGGGGTTTTTTATTTTTTTCTTGTTTAATCAAAAGAATCTTTTTATCTTTATCAAAAATAATTGATATGGAAAAAAGAAGCACACATTATGGTGATCTCACCAAGTGGATTGAAAGGGTAATTGACTCTTGTGAGACATACCAACAAACATTTACCGCACGTAAATTAATAAGTAATTTTGAAAATAAATTAAGTAAAGAGAAGAGCTATTCTCGGTTATCTTGGGTGACAACAGATGTTCTAAGAAATAAACTTGATATTAAAAGAAATCAGTTATTAAATTCAAACAAAGAAAAAAAATAAATTATGAAAAAAGTTATTATTTGTGGGTTAATTGGTATTTTAGGATTGTCATCTTGTACAGAAAATTATTCAAATGGTGAACGTATAGGGATGATTACCAAATTCTCAGAAAAAGGTCTTGTTTATGACTCTTGGGAAGGGACTCTAAACACAACACAAACAGGTATGAATAGTGCAACACCATTTGAGTTTTCAGTTGATAATGATGTCAACGATCCAAAAGTAATCTCAACACTTGATTCAGCAGCAACCAATGGTTGGAAGGTGAAAATTAAATACCACGAAACTTTTGGTAAAAACTGGTTTAATAATAGAGGTGAAACTAATCACTTTGTTAAAGAAGTTGTTGTACTAGACAAAGACCCTATTGGGAATATGTTTGGAAATAAAGATGAATCAAAACCTAAGTGTGATTGTAAAACAGAAGGTAAAGTTATTGATACTATTTATGTAGTAATTGATAGAACAAAATAAAATAAAAAAATAGTTTGTTAAATTAAAAAAGATTACTTATATTTGTAAGACAAACAACGGGGGTAGGAAGTTTAGAGATGAGAGTCCTACCTCCGTAAAAAGAAAAAGTTCTTTGACATATTGAAAATGGGGATAAGGTAACCACAAACCCACTGGTAATAGGCCGTTCTTGAGATGGAATGCAAGACAGAACGTAACTCCTACCTTATCCTCTTTTTAAAATATATTGTGGTGGTAAGAAAAGGTGAACTCGTTAAGTTCATAGACCTGTTGACAAGTGATGGTGAAACGAGTGTGGTTGTCGACTACTGCACCACATATATAAGATTAAAAAAGTTACTTCAGAGAGGAGCAAGATTCATGTACTGAGCGTCTTCCTAGTATGATGAATCCGTAATGGTGGTCCGCAAGACCTTTAACCCCAAGAGTAAAAGGACGTGAGGGGTTGAGTAACAAAAAAATGTGTTGTTCTCTTGAGAAAGGAATGCTAAAGAGTATAAGTGTGACGTTACTACAACACAGAGGTTCTCAACCTCAAATGCTTGGATGGTGGAATTGGTAGACACGTTTGGCTTAAGATCAAATGGCTAGATGGCTGTGAGGGTTCGAGTCCCTCTCCGAGTACCTGGAACTTTTGTACCTTCTCGTCATATTTATATATAAAGTATAGATATGGCGAGAAGACAAAAGAAGTATCACTACATTTATAAAACAACTTGTAATGTAAATGGGAAATACTACATAGGAATGCATTCAACAGATAATCTAGAGGATGGATATTTAGGTAGTGGTAAGAAATTATGGAATTCTATTAATTACCATGGAAAGGAAAATCATACAAAAGAAATTCTTGAGTTTTTAAAAAACAGAAAAGAGTTAAAAAAACGTGAAAAGGAAATTGTTAATGAAGACTTATTATCTGAAGAACTTTGTATGAACCTTAAATTAGGTGGTGATGGTGGGTTTGTTAGTGAAGAACATAGAAAAAAATTTATTGAAAGTAACAATTGGATTCCATCTCACGAAAGGATTAAATGGTTATATGAGAATGACCCTAAATGGTTAGAAAAAAAGAAACAAAAAATAATAGAAGGTTTAAAAAAAATAAATTTTAACCATAATACTTTTGGTGGTAGAACTCATACTGAAGAAACTAAAAGAAAAATAGGTGAAAAAAATTCTATTAATCAAAAAGGCGAAAAAAATTCCCAATATGGAACTTGTTGGGTTAACAACAGAAAAGAAAATAAAAAAATTAAAAAAGAAGAAATAAATTATTACCTTTGTGAGGGTTGGTTTAAAGGTAGAAAATTATAATATTACGCCCGTTGGACAAGTGATTTAAGTCGTTTCCCTTTCACGGAAAAGATCATGGGTTTGAATCCCATACGGGTGACAAAAATAGGTGATAAAAAAGCGTAGGATAATAAGCGTGGAGAGACGTGTCACAAGGGTACACAGTTAGGTTTTCATTCTTAATTGTATTGATGTAAATCCCGTACTCTCTAATGGTGTGTGAAGTCTGAGGATGGGAACCCCGATAAAGTTATTCATCATCTATTTTTATTTGGGTCCATAGTTAAAGGGATATAACCCTAGCCTTCTAAGCTTGTATTCCTGGTTCGAGTCCAGGTGGGCCTACAAAACACATCAACTCAGGTACCCGCACAGCGGTGAGTAACGGGCTAAGTTAGATACAATTCCTCGGAGCTGGGAGTAGAATGCCTGAGAGTGTGTTCCTTAAAATAAAAATTCTTTTCTTGCGTCAACTGGTGTTGCTTTTGGATAAATTAAAAGAGCTCTTTCTATAGGAGTCCCCGTACACCAACCGAAAACTTGTTCATTGACATCATTACTTGTTACGAAATAATTTAAACCTCCACTTTTTACGTCATAAATTCCAGGTACCACTTTTGTTAATAACCAGTTCTTAATATATTCTGAATTAATAATATTATTAGCAAACACTTCAATTTCATTTATGGTTAATGTAGGTTTAAAATAATATAAGGTATTGGGTTGAAGTTCTATTCCACCTTTAATTTCTTTTGCCCAATACCAGGGGTCAATATTTTCTTCAGATTCATTTATTGTTTCATCCATTGGATAAAATTTAACCATGTCTTCCGTTACCCAAAAGTTAGCCTCAGGAATACCATCTTTATCAAACACCCTCAATCTGATTGTATCCACAACCTCATCACTTTCATGGTCACAAAAAACATCACTATATTCATCTTGTTTCTTTTCTAATGTTAAAGCTGTTTTTGCTCTGTAAAATGGGTCCAAATCGTGGTCACAAGCCTCAACAGCTTGATATAACACATCTGTAAATTCTATCTTATACATTTTATCCATTTGGGCATCAGAAAAAGATATGTCTAATGGTACGTCTGGCACATCTTTAATCCATTTGGACCAGTCATCGTCTTCTTCAGATTCAGTTATGTCATTCGGTATTAATTGTGAATATTTAATATATTTGATTTTCTCCCCATAGTAATCTGTAGAATCACTGTAAGATAATGTAGAATCACTGTAAGATAATTCATTTCTTATAGGGTGTAGAACCAAATAACAATTACCATATTTTTTTTTGTATTTTATAATTGTTTTAATATCTTGTTCTCTACCCACATCCCAAGCATCTTTATTATTAACCTCCCTTGTATTTAAAGCTAGTTCAATATAAGTGTTAACATCTTCAGGTGAAGGTTCAATATCAAAATGAATCCCATCATATTCCAGCCATGGATTAATAGGTTCATTTGTTATAAAATCAAATTCGTTAAATTCTCTAATTAATTTCATTCTTTTATAAATATCTTAATTTTATTAAAAATAATTACGTATCTTTGTAGAATAAAGAATTGAATATGATTTTTGAATACACACAACCAAAGGGTACGGAAGACATTAAATCTGATAAAGATTGTATGGTTAGGGCTGTGGTTAATATTACCAAAGAAGATTATTCTAAGGTTCATAAACTTATGTATGACCATGGTTGGAGAGCCAATAGGTCATCGTCCAAAGGTAAATGGGAAAATCAAATAACAAACACCTTGGATGATTTGGGTATCAAATGGAAAAGAATTTCATACCCTGGGGTTAAAGGTCAAAAAAGAATGACAGCAAAAGAGTTGGCAAAGATTGATCCAAATGGTAGATACATTGTTCGGGTATCCAAACATGTTGCTGCTTTGGATGGTGGTAAGTTATTGGATACTTGGGATTGTTCTGATAAATGTGTTTATTTTGTATGGAAAATTAAATAAAAATAAGATGTATAGAATTAAAGAAAAACGTGACGCAGATTACAATAAGTACTACAAGATTCAAAAGAAATTCTTTATCTTTTGGATTACCATTTTGGAGTACGGTGAAATTAAACATGCTAAAAAAGTTTTGCGTGATTTAAAAAAGAAATAAAATATTTATAAATAAAAAGTCTTATGAAAGTATTAGTACTAAATATGGACTACAGCCCGATTAATGTGACAACACTACAAAAAGGGTTTAAATTAGTGTTTAAAGGTAAGGCTGAAGTCGTGACTCACGAGTCAGAAAACCCAATAATGACAGAAAGGAAAGTTTACATCAGGCCAACGGTAATCCGTTTGTTGAAGTATATTGTTTTGCCTTTTAAGAAAGTTCATTTATCTAGACAAAATATTTTTAAAAGAGATGATAATAAGTGTATCTATTGTGGTTCGGTGAGTGATTTAACAATTGACCACGTTATACCTAAATCTAAGGGTGGTACAAACACATGGGAAAACTTGGTTACTTGTTGTGGCGTTTGTAATGTTAGGAAATGTAGTAAGGATGTTAATGAGTTTTTGGATGAGTATGGATTAACTATGAGTCATAAACCTTTTAAACCTTCTTATTTATATTTTGTAGAAAAAATAAGTAAAATTAGTAATGACTGGAAACAGTTTTTGGGATTTAAAAATGAATAAAGACTTTATATTTGAAGAGGGTAAGGATTACTATTTAGAGGATGGTAGAATAATACTTACTGAAAAGTATTTGAAAAAACGTGGAAAATGTTGTGGGTCATTATGCCGGCATTGTCCATTCGACCCAGCGCATCAAAAAGGAAATCAAAATTTTAAAAAATCTTCGGTAAATGATGATTAATTAAAAATTTTATTATCTTTGTAGAAACAATAAGAGATATGGAAAGATTTTCAATGAATCAGGTAATTAAAGAAAAGTTTGGTGAAGCAGAGAAAAGTACAAAAACTGCTAAATCAACAAAACGTTCACAAAAGAAAGTAAAAGATACCGGCAACTACATGGTAAAAATTGTTGATGGTGTGAAATATATGGTTTTAAAATAATTAAAAACAAAAGAGACATGAAAAACATTAGAGAAATGATTGCTGAAAGTGGTAAAATGAAAGTAACAGATGCTGTGGCATATGTAATGGTTCGAGTACCAAATGCTGACAAAAAAGAAGTAACTAGAGAAGCAAAAGAGGTTATTTCAGAATCAAAAAAATATTTAAAATAGTTTGACAGATTTAAAAACAATTCTTATATTTGTTTAACATTAAATACGCAAGTGGTGAAATTGGTAAACACGGGGTGTAACAACTCTGACCGAAAATAATCTAACCCTTTGGGTCGATAAGAGTAGGTCTTGTAGGTTCGAATCCTTCTTTGCGTACTTTGAAAATTTTGTTCTTTGACATATCTGAGTGGCGGAATTGGTAGACGCTTACACCGTAGGTTTGAAATAGGTAAAAAATGGTTGGTCGCGAACAATCTAGAGTTACTTATATGACTCTATAAAAATATATAGGAAAAATATATAGATAGATTTAATAGATTATGATGAAGAATTAAATCCTATTGATAACTAAAAATGTATGAACGAAAGTTTGTGGAGGTTCGATTCCTCCCTCAGATACTATATCGCGGAGTGTGGAAGATGGTTATCCGTCTAGTCTCATAAGCTAGAATCACAGGTTCGAGTCCTGTCTCCGCAACTAAAGGATAAACACTAGAAGGGCCTTTCCTGAAAGATGTTTTACTAGGCCCGTGTTTATCTGATTTCCCTTATATTTATTATTACCCGACCTGCTTCCCGTAAGAACAGCACGCTCAGGTTTCAAGAAGGGTTTGATTCCCCTTGATTAATCGGGTTATTTTTAAACAGTACCTATTACGCTACCCATAAGAACAGTGTCCCAGGATAGGTCTTTTATATCCCCCCTGTGGATAGAATCCATAGGTCAAGACTTGTAAAGGTCTTTTTAGGTATTGGGAATTGGATTGTTGTAATATCTGACTGACGAGTCACACTTACTCAACCATATAACCACTATCACCCCCTAGTAAGATTGTTTGATCAACAAAAACTGCTAGGGGTTTTTTATTTTAAAAAAAATCATTATATTTGTTACATGGAAAAGGATAAATTAAACATATTTGAAAAAATATCTCTTTGGTGGAGATTTGAAGGTAGGTATTACCACAAGGATTTTTATTGTGGTGTTAAAAATCTTATAAAATGGTTTCCTACCATATGGCGTGACCGAGATTGGGATCATAGATTCATATATGAGATCCTTCGAGTTAAGTTAGAACGTCAAGCAAAATATATTGGTGATCGGGATATTCATGTAGATGCTAAACGTGATGCCGAAAGGATGCGATTAGTTGCCAAACTTATCAAATTACAACAAGATGATTTCTACGGTATGGAGTACATGGATTATCACGACACCAAATACGACTTTGTACCAACTAATGAAACTGAAAAATGGTTCACTATGGAAGATACTTTGATTTCAGAGAACTTTGACGATTACTTTAAAAAGTATCCTCGTCAGTACAAAAAAGTATTGTCAGGGGAAATCAACAGATTTATGAAAGAAGTTGATGAAACTGACAAACAAAGAATTGCAATGGAAATTGCTCACGAAAACCAAAATCGTTGCAGAAAACTTATTTTTAAAATAATGGAATCTGAAATTGACCGTTGGTGGGACTGATCTATTGACAAATAAATAACCTTTAATATATTTATATAAAAAAATATATTATGGATAAATTTGGATTTAATGACATGAGTGACGAAGAGTTTAGAAGGATGTTCACCAAAATTCTTAATGAGAGACAAAAGGAAATTGAGAGGTTTTTAAGAGCTTTTTATGGTGATGGTTCTAGAGATGGGTTTTCAGGCCAATCTAGAAGTGATAGATTTTTTGGTGATTTAGATCATAACAGAATAAGGATGGACCATGATGATTTCTTTACTATATTTCCAGGATTTTTTGATACATCAATGGATGATATGAATATTGAAAAAGGTGATGATGAACTTGGTCCTTGGGAAAATAAAAGTTGGACTTCCCCTGATGGGTCAACCAGTTATAACCCCTTTAAAAGATATTTTAATGGTTCGGATTATAACAATAGAAATAAACAGTCTGATATTGATACTGTTAAACTTTTGGAAATGAAACTTAATAAAGCCATAAGGGAAGAAAAATATGAGGATGCTGCTAAAATTAGAGATTTGATTAAATCTTTAAATGAAGATAAGAAATAAGAATTGAAACCCCGACCTGAGTTGGGGTTTTTATTTGGTTTTAATATTTATTTTAAAATAAAATACCACTATTTTAAATAAATGAAACCAAAGTTAATTATTAAAAAGTTCAACGGATTTTCACCAAAAACACCATCAATTAATTTAATCCATAATGTACCACCAATACGTTATCTTTTAGATTTAGGACCAAAAGGAAGGTATATAGTATCATCAGAATTACCTTCAATAAGAAGAAGAAATGTGGTCCCTAATTTCTTACTTGAACCAGTAAGTATTAACCCAATAAGAGTTATTATCAGAGATATAATTGGTGATTCAGATGTTAGAAATTTAATCGAATGGTTTGACTCAGTAGGTAATAATAAAATTAATGCAACCTTACAGAGAATAGACCCGCTCGGTGTGATACTTGATCAATGGTTTTTATTTGGGTGTAGACCCACATACTTTTCATCGGAACCTCTTGAACCTTTTGAGATGGTTTTACAAATGGATAATTTTACTCTTCAATTTTAATTTAGTATAATTGAAATATGGTTCCAACTCAAACATTATTGTACTTAGGCTTAGCGTCTATACCTTCCCTTTTTTATTTATTATTAATCCATTTAACTTCACCATATGGTTCGATAAACCTTCGTAGAAGTTTTGAATATCTTATTGGTGGCTTTTTATCAGTTCTTTTTTTAACACTAATTTTCATATACACTAATTGGAATACTGAAGGTTTAAATCCTTTTTATGATGATTTTTTGGTTGTTGCTCCTAGAGAAGAATTGGTTAAATTTATATCCTTTATATTAATAACCTTTTTTACTATTAAGATAAAACATAAAAAGGAACACCCCATTGGGATAATGTTTTATTTTGGTATGGTAGGTTTGGGGTTTGCTATGATTGAGAATGTCCAGTACTTACACGTTTTTGGGGGTAAGGTAATAATAGTAAGGTTTTTAACATCTACTTTAGCACATATGTTATTTGGGTTACTATTTGGTTATTGGATAGCTTTAAGTGAAATAGATTGTTCCAAGTTTAGTGATAGGTCGGTGTTTGGTATTTTAACCCATAAGTATAGATTCTTTAAATTATTTGTATATACTTTAATAGGTTATTTAACTTCTGTTACTTATCATGGTTTATGGAATTACAACATAGATACTTCTGGTGAATCTTATATTACAATAATGATACTAATGTTATTTTTTGGTGTCTTAAGTGTTAAATTTGCCATAAAAGATTTAAATGATGGTTATCGTAGGTCATTAAAATAAATTAACATTTTAATGATAATAAAGATATTTATCATTAAATGTCTCTTAAATTAAAAATATCTTTATTGACCTCTATAGTTTTAGTGTGTTCATTTTTAATGACACCTTCTGTAGTAGTTTCCCATTTCATTAATTATATTGGGATGATAGGTTATTATGGTTACGCTTTATTCTTAGCTTTTATACCATTTATTTCTGTTTTTATTTTTGAATACATAAAAGAAACTTATAAAGACAGAAAACAAAATGATTATGTACAAAAATTAAATGAAGCTTTAATATCACAATCACATAATCAACTTTTTTATGAAGGTAACATAATTGAGGGAGCAAAAGTTTTAACTAAAGAAGTTTCAGATACAATAAATGCCGACAGATGTTCAATATGGTTATATAATGAAGATAAGACTTCTATTGTTTGCCAACAACTTTATGTTAAAAGTGAAAATAAATGGTACCAAGATATAGAGTTATTTAAAAAAGATTTTGAACCTTATTTTATTTCATTAATAAACAACCCGATTATTATAGCACATAACGCCGAAACACATGAAGCAACATCTTGTTTTAAGGAAGTTTATTTAAGACCTTTAGGTATTAAATCCATGTTAGATGTACCAATTACTTATGCTGGTGAAATGATTGGTGTTATTTGTATTGAAAATTTAACAAGTAGAAGATGGGTTGACCTTGAGGTTAATTTTACACAAATATTATCTTCACTTTACTCATTCGCACATTCTGTTAAAATATCTACTGTGTTTAGTAAAAATATTAAAGATATGGAAAGTTTCATTGATTATTCTGTTCTTGTAAGTAAAACCGATAAAAATGGGAAAATAACTTATGTTAACAAAAAATTTGAAGATGTTTCGGGATGGTCAATTAAAGAAGTTTTAGGTAAAGACCATAATATAGTTAATTCTGGTGTACACCCTAAAAAATACTGGTTAAATATGTATAAAACAGTCGTTCAGGATAAAAAAATATGGAATGATGTTGTAACAAATAAGAATAAAACTGGTGAATTATATTGGGTTGATTCTTATATAAAAGCAGAATTTGATATTAATGGTAATTTAATTGGTTTTATGTCAATAAGATATGATGTGACAGAATTGATTAAATCTTCAAAGGAGATAGATAAAAAAAATACATACCTAGAACATGCGGCAAAAATATTAAGACATGATATGCATTCAGGTATAAACACATATATCCCAAGAGGTTTAAGTTCTTTAGAAAGAAGGTTAACAGATGAGGATATTCAAAGATTAAAAATAGAAGCTCCACTTAAAATGTTAAAAGAAGGGTTAAAACATTCCCAAAAAGTATATAAAGGTGTTTACGAATTTACCAATTTAGTTAAAAAAGATGCTGTTTTAGATAAAACATCTTGTAACATAAAAGATATTTTAGATAGTTATCTTTCTAGTACATCTTATAAATCACAAGTAATATTAGAAGAACTACCAACATTAGAAGTTAATG